ATATATATGAATTATAAGAAATTTAAAATGAAGGCGAGAAATATTGCTGCTCAAAATCAAACTGCAAAGATATTGATGGGTATGGTATGTGAAATAGGAATGAGTATGTTACACAATGAGGACTGGTGTGGTGCAGGTAAAAATGATGGACAACGTTGTGAAATTTTCAAGAAGTATTATGAAATGTGTGGTGGTGAAGTTGGTGTTATATGTGCAGATGGAAGTGCTTTTGATAGTACGCAACATAGTGGTATTCAAAATATTGTTGATAAATATTTCTTTGATTTAATTATTACTAATCATCCTGAATTAGAGCAATATGGAAACTTAAAAGATTTTAGAGATGTGTGTTTTCAACAAAAATTTGTAATTTACAGTGATTATTATACATATAAATGTGAAGGTACTCAAATGAGTGGAAGAATGAACACTTGTTTAGGTAATACCTTGAGATCTTATTTATATGTGGAATATATTAAATATAAATTAAAACAAGAATATTTCTTTATTAACATTGATAACATTAGAGAGATGGTCAATGGAGATGATCAGATAATATTTATGAGGAAAAATTTATTTGATTATTATGAAAAAATTGCTTATAAATACGTATATTATAAAGAAGATGTTTCAATTAAACACGGTTTAGGTCAAATTGCAAAGATATTTGATAAATATCCAAAAATCAATGGAGCTGAATTCCTGTCTTGTATATTGCTATATGATCAAGTAAGTGGAAAATGTTTAATGGTACGAAAATTAGAGCGATTTTTACAGTTAACTCCTTTTACTTATAATAATAAATTTTTAAATATTAATAAATTTAGATATATGAATGCAAAACTTATGTTTGACGATGCCATGAATATCTTATCTACACAAAATAATTTAACAATTTATAAAATATATGCATGGAAAATGTATGAAATTGCGTTTGATGAGATGCATAATTTAGAGAAGACTATTAAATTTAGTAAGAAATTTTTAAAGAAGGTTGAAGAACGATTAAATGAACATAGATATAAACTACACTTTAAATCATATAATTCACCGATGGAATATTGTGATAGAAATAATGAAGAAGATGGTTTTATATTTGATCAGTTATATTATGAATTTTTAGAGAAAAATTATGACATTAAACCGGCTGAAATTGAAGAATTGATAACAACAATATCAAGTATTAATTCAAATAATTTTCTTGAAACATACAGGTGTACAATTATCGATAAATTACATAAATGCGATACAATGGATAAATATATTAAAACTAATAAAGAATTAGAAAAAACTAAAGTAGAAACAACAATTAAGTTAGATGGAGATCATATGAAAGTTTTTC